TCATTTCGGCTTCCTTTCGCTTAACGGACAGGCATATGATAAGCCACCTTATGAATAGATGGCCTAGTGATTACCCTTAAAGTTGTGCTTTTATTTCTTTGTGCCTTTTTGCATGGCATGGTTGGCAGAGCCAGACAACATCGAGAGGCTTGTCATAGTCTTCGTGATGTGCAACCGACTTTTGCTCTCCACATCTAATACATGGCTGGCGCACGATGTGACCATTGACGATTGCAAATCGAACAGCAGAGTGCGCTCGCTGTCTGCGCCGATCTTCTTCTCTCCATGCTCTAGTCGTTTCTACATTTGCTTTAATTCGCTCTGGGTTTTTTGATCTTGTTCTATCGTATTCCCTGATCTTTTCAAGATTCGCCTCTCTATGTTTGGTGACATCTTTTTTTGTGCACTCTTTACATTTGTTTAGATGACCATCAGCCATCTCAGAATGCCTATAGAACTCTGTCAATGGCTTGATGGTTTTGCACTTAAAACACTCTTTCTCTGAACGGATCATGCCAAGCTCCTGTGCATTGAACTTGACCATTATAGACCCGTTCTAATTAAAAGGGACATCCATGTCGTTCTGCTCTCGGTTGCGGCGAGGCTTGTCACTCTTCTCTTCCTCGCGGGGAGGGTTCATGTAGGCCCAGCCGTTCCAACCTCCCTCTACATTGGGGGTGCAGTCCATCTTGAGCATGGGGCCGTTCTTGGTGTCGATGACCGATCCGATCTTGAGATAGCGGCTCTTCTCCTGGCCTTCTTTGTTGGTGTACTTGCCAACAACCACGGAAATCTCATACATGACTTTACTCATACTGTGCTTTCAATTGAGTTACGGTTGAATCGACTTCTGCCAGGAACTTGACGATCTCGGCTTCCATCTCTGCTATGAAACGCTCGTCCCTCTCGACTCGAGCGACGAACATTTGCATACTCTCTGGCATCCTTGGGTCATAGACCACGAAGTCACACCACTTCTTGTCGGCACACTTCATCTGAAGCTGCATCTGTTTGAAATACTTATCCGGGATTTTTCTTGTCAGGAGCTGGTCGATCATTGTTGCCGTTTCAGGGCACTTGATCTCCACCAATCCCTCCCCCACAACCCCGTCCGGTGAGGCCCCGCACATCTCAATGGTCGGGTGAGGCAGGAACCCCACCTCGGTCACCAAGACGCCCAGACGGGCCTCATATGCGGCCCTGGCCTCTGCTTCTGTCTGTACCCCCCATTCCATCGCGGCATTGGAGTAAGTCTTGGCAGGCTGTCCCGTGAGCCTCTCAACGACAAGTTGGGCTTTGTAGTTGTCCCGGTCTGCTCCCCACCCAGTCTTGGTCTTTGCCATGACCTTATAAACAGAGGATGCGGTGACCTTGCCGCACCTGGCCTGAAACCATGAGTCTGTGCGTTGCTCAGTCATAGTATTCGCTCCGAGCTTTAATCATTATGTCTGCGTACATATATCTCCATGTAGCAATGTTCCAAAGATCACCTTTCCTTGGCTTGAACGATTCGGGGCAGTTTGGCGCATGAGCTGCGAAGTAGTCGCGCAAAGTCATGCCCCTTTCATTGACAAACTCATCTTTATCAAAGTCATAAACCTCGACAGGAAACGCAGGGCCACCGTCATTGATTTCACTCATTTCGCTGCTCCTTTCAATGAAGCCTGGTGCTTCGTCCAAAACCGAGTCTTAGCCGGAGATGCAGGGATGGCCTTGAAAGCCGCCTGGAGCGCGTCTAAGCCCTCCATAGCCGCATCTCTGAGTGCCTCGAGGTGTTGAGCCTCAAACGCCTGATCCTCTGCCCCTGAGCTGCGACTGGCTGCATTGCCATCGTCATCCTCGGGAGCGATTCCACAAGCCGCCATCAGGCTATAGCGCCGCGCATAGGTCAGGGCCGATCCGTAACCTTGCGGGTCTTGCTTTGAGGCGGGAACATGGAGCTTCCCACTAGAAAGCATCTCCCCGGACTCGTGGAGAAACACGGTCTCAACGATCACCCCATCAGAGCATTCGGTGTTCTGCTGCATCAGCATGATTCCGTTTGCATTCAGAGCGTCGATGACTGCCTCAACGCAAGCCGCCAGATCAGCATAGCGGCTCTTGAAGTGAGGATTTGATGAGGTCTTGAGAGCAGGGCCAAAAGCCTTCTGAGCTGCGACTAAAGCTGTTGCGATGTTTTTCATAGGAAGAAGAAGAAAAAGAGTGCACCACACAAACCGAGGAAGATGGCAAACAGCACATCCATAGCGCCTTTACGGCGAGCCTCGATAGCCTCATGAGAAGGGCGATAGACGTATCTCATTCTTCCCACTCCTGAGCAGGAGGAAACGCATCGTCATAAGCCCACAGCTCTCCTTCAGGGCCGCACTTGTTACCGCGAATGCGTGCGGTGGTGCAGAAGAGGGGTTCTTTGTCGCCCGTCACCACATTGATGACCTGGAGGTCAGGGTGGCCGCACTTTGAGTTCATCACATTCTGACGATTCTCAATCACGAACTGACAGCGTACACAGGGGTTCATACTTGCTCCTAAAAGACCGCGATCTAGCGGCATGGGATGAATCCTAAGCGATCTTATGGGATCACAACATAGGACTTTCCCTAAGTCCCCTTATCCTAATCGGGCTTACACTACAGCGGGGCCAGGAACGGGTTAGCGCCGTGCGCCTGGTGTTTTCGAATTATCAGCAGGAGCAACTCTGCTACATGAGAGCTGGCCCCACCAAGGGAGAGACATGGACAAGAAAGAGCTAATCAAGAAGGCTGGAGGAGTCACCGCACTAGCGAGACTTCTGGGCATCTCCTGTCCTGCGATTTATCAATGGAAGCGGGTTCCGCAGGCTCGGCTGTGGCAACTCAAGACCCTTCACCCCGAGTGGTTTGAGGAGCAAACATGAAGAAACTGGCTATCGCTGCCGCAATGATGCTGCTTGGTGCTAACGCTCATGCGGCCTGCACTTCCCACACCTATATCGTCAACGGAAAGACGGTGACCTGTATGACCTGCTGCTACGGAGAGGGTCAGTTCAGGACTTGCACAACTACTTGCAACTGAGGTAGAGTGAGAAAGCGCCGTGAGAAGCGCATAAGGTGGGCCTGGATCAGTGTCCTTGGGTGGACGGCTTCAGGCCCGATAAAGCCCGTAATGGGTTGGCCCGCCTCGGAATTCTCACCCTGAGGCTGTCCCCCCAAGGAACGCTGATGCATTTCTATCAGTTCAACATCAAGGACTACCAGTCCCACACGGGACATCTTGATGAGTTCGAGGACTTGGCATACCGCCGACTTCTCGACTGGTGCTACCTTCACGAGCGCCCACTTCCACTAGAGCCAGACGAGATTGCCCGTTTAATCAGGATGCGATCGCATAGCGACTGCATTGCGTCCGTTCTGCGGGAGTTCTTCGTCCGTACGGATCATGGATGGATTTCAGATCGTGTACTGCGCGAGATCAGCTCGGTGAACAACAAGTCCGAGAAGGCCCGAGAGAGTGCAAGGGCTAGATGGGACAAGAGGTTAGATGCGAACGCATTGCCAACGCAATCCGAAGGCAATGCTCCCATTACCCATGACCCATTACCCATTACCCAAGACACAATACCCAAAGAGAAGAAACGCACATCGACTGTCGTCGAGTGCTTCTCTGGTGTTGATCCTCAAGTCTGGAATGACTGGTTGGCAATTCGTAAGGCCAAGAAACTTCCTTTGACCAAGACCGCTATGGCTCAAGTCGAGGCCGAGGTGAAGAAGGCTGGCATCTCAATGCAGGAAGCTCTGAAGGAGTGCTGCCTGAGAGGGTGGGGTGGCTTCAAGGCGAGCTGGTATGTCCCGGCCCCAACGCTGACCGTCCCAAGCGCACCCATGCGTGATCCTGCTTTGGTCAAAATCGAGGAGGATTCTCTGAGGAAGGTTGCGCCTCCTCCTGAGATTCGCCAGATGCTGAATTCGATCATCAAAAAAGTATGAATTATTTTGAAGCCGTAAAACTTCTAAACGAGGTTAAAGATGGAGTCAACCACAGCACAGAGTCAATCACCTACGCTCTATTCCTCACAGGAGACATTTCGGATGGAATGCGAGGCGTTGCATTGGGTCAAGACATTCAACGCAATGAAAGCCGATCATGGGCTGATTACTGCCTCGGCGTGGTGGGGGCAAACAATCAGAGACATTGAAAAGAAGCGAGGCCCAAAAGCTGCCCAAGAACTCCGCGACGCAATGAACAGGTTGAAGAAATGACATTCATAGTTGTCTTTACCGTCGAAGGAATCCCTCAAGGCAAGGGAAGACCAAGATTCCGAAGGGCTGGAAACTTCGTCCAAACTTACACCGACGCCAAGACAAAGAGCTATGAAGCAACCATCCGAGACACATCTGCTCGCGCAATGGGGTCAGCAAGGCCCCTAGAAAGCCCTGTGAGCGTCGATCTCTACATCCGCATCAAATGTCCCAACTCGTTCTCCAAACGCCGCCAGAACGAGTGCTTTGAAGGAAGGGAGCGTCCGACGAAGAAGCCTGACATCGATAACATAATCAAGGCATATTTAGACGGAATGAATGGAATTGTATATTTGGACGATACACAAGTGGTCAGAGTATCCGCGAAGAAAGTTTACTCAATGGTTGCTGGTGTGGATGTTTGTGTAAGAGAGGAAATATTGTGACATTCAAAATAGACTCTCCGACTTGTATTAGTTTCTCCGGAGGAAGAACATCTGCATATATGTTATGGAGAGTTCTTCAAGAGAATAATGGATTGCCAGAAGAAGCAATTGTTTGTTTTGCTAATACTGGTAAAGAAGATGAAGCAACTCTGAGATTTGTTGATCGATGCAGCAAAGAGTGGGGTGTTCCGATCACATGGCTTGAGTACCGAGCAGGCCCGACATTTGAGGTTGTAGATTTTGATACTGCAAGCCGAGATGGTGAGCCTTTTGCAGAACTGATTGAAAAGCGAAACTATCTTCCAAATCCTGTGGCCAGATTCTGTACTGGGGAATTAAAGGTTCTAACCATTGACCGCTACTTCAAGAGCATTGGAGTGCCAGAGTACGAGACGATGGTTGGGATCAGAGCCGACGAGCAGCGCCGTGCAGCCAAGATGAAGGATGGCAAGTTGATCCCATTGGCGAGGGCTGGTGTGACCCAGGCTGATGTGCAGGACTTTTGGAAGAAAAGTTTTTTTGATCTAGAGCTGGAGTTCCATGACGGGGTGACAGCAAGCGGGAACTGTGATCTTTGCTTCCTAAAGGGCGCACACCAGATTCAAAGCCTGATCCAGCAGAAGCCAGAAAGGGCGATCTGGTGGGTAAAACAAGAGCAGATTGTTGGGGCCACCTTCAGAAGTGACCGCCCAACATACGCGCAGATGGCCCGGTTTGCAGAGCAGCAGACCGATATGTTTGACCCAAAGGAAGAAGCGATTGCCTGCTTCTGTGGAGACTAAGTTGAGTTACAGCATTCTTGAGCTAGACATCATCCGCTGGGCCGAGCAAAGGCGCATTATTCCAAACAGCACAACAGAGAAACAACTTCTCAAGTGCATGGAAGAGCTTGGCGAATTAGTATCCGCGACATTAAAAGGAAACAAAGAGGCTCAGATTGACGGATTCGGTGATGTTTTGGTCACTCTTATCCTGGCGGCAGACTTGGCAGGGCTTGATCTGATTACTTGTCTAAACAGGGCATACGAAGAGATAAAAGATCGAAAAGGAACACTCCATGCAAATGGAATATTTGTCCGAGAGTGAGATATTCATCTCCATAG